TCACGCGGGCCTCAGCGCGAGAACCACAGACGCCGCCGAGAAGGTGTTGGCGTCAACCCCGGTCCACGTCATGACCGCCGGATCGAAGGCGCCGCCTGCCCAATCCAGATCGCCGCTCGTGTGGGAATGATGATGCGCACCGCCGCTCGGGTTCATGGCAACGGCGCTGAACAGCGCCGCGTCGGACAATGTCTGGGCGCCGAGGTTGTGGCCGCAGGACGCGGCGACGATGATCTTGGCGCCGGCGGTGACGGGGGTAATGGCCAGCGGGTTTGGCAGGGCGGTGTTGGTCTGCGTCCGCGTCACCTCGGCCACGTCCATAGGCGTCACTGCGTCCACGCCGCGATAGACGCGGGCGATGATTGATACCGTGCTGTCCGAACTTGTCGTGTAGCCGACGGCTACGTCTGTGTCCGGTGTCGCGCCCATGACCTTCCAGCCAACCAGTAGGCTAGTATCCTGCGTATCATTGGCAAAAAGCGCAGCCGGGCCGGAATAGCCAGCCGTGGCGAAGCTCGGGCTGCGGTTTGTATTGGCGCCGACCGCCGCACTGACCACCACCAGGTCGCCCGGTTGCAGGGTGCCAGCCGACAGCGCGGTGAGCGACAAGGACAACGGCGAACTGATCAGAAGCCCCTGCACTGACGCATAGCCGACGAAGCTGATGCCGCCGGATGGGGCGGGCGCCGGGAAATATGGCTGGAACGCCAGGAGGCTCATGCGAACACCCCGTGATTGCCCTCGGCCAGCCACGCATCGGTGCCGATCTTGGTCAGCGTGACGCTGGTCCACTGATCGCTGATAGCCGCGCTGCCGGCGCTGACGCCATTGACGCTGACGCCTGTTGCCCCGGTGATCGTCGTAACCCCGGCACCGATCTGCGACACGTTGACGATGGTTCCAACCGGCAGGGCCGTGGTCGCATTGGCCGGCACGGTCAGGACATTGGCCGCCGCGTTGTCCATGGTGATCTTGGCATGGGCATCCGCCGCCGCGACCTGATAGGTGGTGCCGGTCTGCGCGTTGATCGTCAGGGTCCGGGTCAGCAAGCCAAATGTCGCAATCACGTTATCCCATGTCGTGATCTGGGGGGTTCCGCCGACGGCCCAGCCGAATACTTCGTCGGAGCCGCCGGGGCTGTTGTTGATGGTGACGCCGCTGGCGTCATCCGGGATGGTCGCCTGCCAGCCATCTGTAACCAGCGGCCCGCGAGCGTGGTAGAACAGACCATTGGTGCTGTCGATATAGAGGTCAGTCGTGGCAGACGGGTTGCCTACCGGGGCGCCGGCTCCCATGGTGATCGTGGCATTGCCGCTGCCGCTGCCGCCGGCAGCCGCGATGGTGAATGTATTGGTCGCGTCATCATAGGTCAGGGTGATGTTGGCGCCGGCGACCAGCAGCGCCGCCACCCGGTCATCAACGGCCTCGGAAAAGTCGGTGACACTGCTGGCGGTGTGAGTGTGCGAGGTTTCCGCCTTGCCGGCGAGCGCAGCGTCAAGGCCAGTGACATCGCTTGTCGGATGGACATGCGAGGCTTCGGCCTTGCCGGCATAAAGCTCGGTGAAGTTTGCGTTGGTCTTGGTCGCGCCGGCGCGCAGATCGTCGCCAGTGCCATCGTTCGGCGCGGTGCCGACATTGATCGTTTGCTGGGCCATCAGGCTGCCTCGTCAAATTTGTGGGTTGTGGCGTCGAAGAAAACGGCCGTGCTGTCGAAGGTTGTGGCGCTCGGGGCCGGCGGCCACGCGCTGCCCGCCTCGTCGCGCAGGTCGCGGATCACGCTACGGGCGAGCGATCCGCCGGGGTGGTCGGCCGTGTCGGCGCGCGCGCCGATCCCGCCGAAATCCGCGACGTTGTCCCTCATGGCGTCACCGACGCTGTGACGATGATCGTATCCGTCTCGGAATAGGTCACCACGCCCGCCTCGACGTATTTCACGTCGCACTCAAGCGTTGCGATCGGCCAAACGGCGGTCGCCGTTGCGGCGGACGAGAGGGTGAACTCGCCCGCCAACGCATTATCGACGGCGACAGTCAGCGTGGCGGTGAAGTTCCGCAGTTTCACCGCCGCCGTGACCGTGACCCCGGTCAGATCGACTGGCGTCCCGGCGCTATCGACGCGGGTTCGCGGCCATGCCAACGTCGCCCCGCGCTTGATCTCGATCTGCATTTCACACTCCTGCGTAGGTTGCTCGGCCTCGGTCTGCCATCGGTCATTTCACGATCTTGGAAGCGGTGATTTTCAGGTTGCTCAGGACGTTCGTGCTTGTGGCCGGGATGTTGCTGCCAGACATGTTCGTCTTGAACCGGTATTCGACACCGAAGAACTGGCCCGACAGAAATTCACCACCGCCGAAGGAATAGGTTCCGGCCGGCTGAAGCAGCGGCGTATTGTCGAAAAAGACGCTGACCCATGGCTGCCAGATCGTCGCGCTGATCTTCACCCGGCGCTCGACCTCGACCACCCCGTGATAGGTCGTGATGCGCGAGATGTTCCCGCCCCACCCGATGAACCGCAGTTCGTCCGACGCCACGGCGCCGATCGCCACCGGGTTGAGCGCATAGGATTGGGTGTCTCGGGATACCAGGACCGAGGCCTGCGTTGACACCACCTTGTCAGTGATCGCGCCATCCTCGATGTTGCCGCGGCGCACGACGAGAGTGTTGAACTCGGCGTTTCCGGCCTTGTTGATCTGCCACCCGGCCACCCCGGCCACGAAGTTGGTCGACTGGATGACATTGGCGATCTTCGCGCTGGTGATGATCGCATCGTCGATCTGGGCGCTGTTGGTGATCAGCGCCTCGGTGGTGATCATCTGCGCGCCACCGATGCTCTGCGGGGTGATCAGAATGCTGCCCGCCCGCTGGCGCAGCGCCTCGATCCGCGTGGCATAGGCCACCGCCGTGCCGCCGGCCTGGCGATTAAAGAACAGCTTGTAGCGCACCGTGCCCGGCGGCGCCGTCACCACGCCAGTTGTCCGCGACCAGACCGAAGATGTGATGGTCGGGGTGATGCCGCCGAGCAATATGATCGCCCCTGCTACGTCCAGCCATTGCACCCGCAACAGCAGTTGCGCATCGCCAGCCCCCGAAATAGCATGGTCGAAGCCAAGCGCAAAACTGTCGCCCGCCGCTGCAACACCCTCGGCGATCAGCGATCCGGCAAGTGCGCCTGTCGGGTCCATTTGCAGCACATGCCCGGTCGGCGCATTGGCAATCGCCGGGGTGCCGCTTCCCGTATCCTTGGCAACCAGCGCGAAAGTCGCCGGGACCGGCACCCATCCACGCAGGTCACCAGCGGCGAAGCTGCCGTTGCCGACAAGGTTCAACCCGAACTCTGTGACGACAAGCCGCGAGGTCGACAGCGTGCCCGGCGCCACCACGTTGTCGCCGTTCAGCACGATGGCACTACCCGCGCCGGCCACGTCATCCCATTCGACGATGCGGATATTCGCCGCACCCGTCCCGCCGATCGGGCGCAGCACCAGCGCCGTGGACGCATCGGCGGCAACCGCATTGGCCGCGGCAAGGGCCGCGACCGCATCGGCCCCTGCCGCCGCCGCGACGTTCTCGGCATCGGTCACCTGCGCCTGGATCGACGGATCGATATCAGCCCAGATCAGCCGAACGTCCGGCGTTGTCGCGGGCAGCCATGCCGTCCACGACACCGGCCGGCTGGCGATGAACCGCGCCCGCGCCTCATAGGCGGTCAGCGGCAGGATGCCCCCCGACACCACAAGCCGGCCGGTTGTCACGTCCGCGACCGTGCCGGTCAGCACATTGGTGTCGCCGACCCGGCGCACCTCCCAATCCATCCCGGTCACGTCATCCTGATCGGCGCCGTCCCAGGTCAGGATCAGCACCGGGCGGCGCGGCTGGGCGAGTTGGTCGTCGAGAACACCGCCGGCAACGGCAAAGCCCGGCACCGATTGGGCTACGGGCAGCGCATCACCGGGCGCTGGCGATACCCACGGCAGTTCCAGCGTGGAATTCCAGTCGAAATCGGCCGCGTCCACTTCGCGGATATTGGCGACGGTGATCAGCGAATTCGGCTCGGACGTGACCTCGACCACCTCGAAGGTTTTATTCGAATAGCCGTTGCGGTCGCTGGTCACCTGCACCGTGTCCATCGGCTCCAGGGCAGAGTAGTCCGGCGGCAGCACGATCTGGTGGCGGCGGAAGCGGCGTTCATCCGCCAGCCATGCCACCATCAGCCGCTGCACCTGCTGCGCATAAGGGCAGGCCGGCAGCGACACGTCGCCGACCAGGCGGCGGCCGTCCTCGGCCTCGGCCACCGGATCGAAGCGCGGCGGCGCATCGCTCGTCTGCCACAGTGCATCGGGGTCGGGGAAGGACGCCGCCACCGCGTTGTGGGTCTCGGCCAGGCCGGGAAACAGGTCGGCCGACTGGCTGCTGCTGGTGATGATATCGGCATCGGTCAGGGCGAAGACCGCCGGCGGCGGCGCGCCGACATTGATCTTGAGCGTGCCGCCAATGTCGGCGGTGCGGCCCGAGCATGTGTTCAGCAGTTCGGCCATGGCGTCGGCCGGCTCGCTGTCGACGGTGATTTCCAGCCCGGCGCGGTAGCGCGGCTCGAACCCGCCGGCCGCCAGTGGTTCCGGCTCGTCGCAGGTGTTCATCGCCGCGAACCATGACGCCAGCGGAAGGTCGGCCTGCTGCCATCCGCCGCCCCAGATATCGCCGCCCGGAATGGGTATGCCCAGCGCGATGTTGTAGATCATCACCGCCGGGTTGTCGCTCGGCGCCCAAGACGCCGGATCGGCACGGCGCTGAGAACCGGAGCCGCCAACGCTGCTATCGGCGCGCGGGTCGTAAAGCGCTATGCCGTCGACCTCGAAGCGGACGGTCGGAAAGCCCCGGTAAAGGTTGCGGTCGAAGCGGAAGGTCAGGATCGCATAGGTCAGGCCGGTGCCGATCATGTCGGCCTGCCATGGCCGGTTCGGGCGGCTGCCATATTTGGCGATCAGCATCGGGTCGGCGACGGTCTGGCTGCCGTCATACCAGCGGATCCACGCCCGGCCGGCGACACCCTTCAGGGTGACCGGCAGGCCGTAGTCAGGATGCGGCGTCACGCCAATATCGCCGACCTCGCCGTCGATGAAGACGCGGGATAGCTGCACGCCCGGCACGTCGCTGATCGCGACGACATAGGTGAGGAAGGCGTTCGGCGTCTTGCCGGCGCTGCCATGGGTCATCCGCGGCGCCATCAGCTGGCCGCCGGTGGCATAGCGCCCGACGATGAGCGACTGCGGCGCGGTCCCGCCGGTCTGCGTCTCCTGCGTGGTGATCCCCGGCGCCCGCGGCTTCTTCTGTAAGGCCAGCGAGAGGGCGGACAGGCCGGCAGACAGGGCGACCTGTGCGACGAAGCTGGCAATATTGACGGATGCGGCCACGCCGCCAGCGACAAAGCCGATGGCACCAAAGCCGGCAGCCGCCAGCCCAAACCCGGTTGCCGCCAATGCCAGAAAGCCGAGTGCCTTGCCGACCTTGCTCATTGATCGGCCCCGCCATGAAACGGCACATGAAAGGCCCGTTCAATCCGCGACCTGCTGGTAAAGCTGATGCCGATGTCGGTTGCCGCCGCCACCTCGGCGCCCAGAACAACGCAAAGCGCCGCAGAGCCGTCATTGCCGCGGATGATCGCCAGATCGCCGCGCATCGCCAGTGCCGGTGCAATCTCGGGCAGGCGCGACGCCACCAGATCGCCGAGCGAACCGAAGCCCGCCTCCTTGATCCGCGCCGCAGCCGTGCGGGCAGAGGTGTAGCGCCCGCGCAGGTCGGCGGCAATGTTCGCCCCGGTCATCGCCCGCACCGCGTCGGCCGCGAACAGCGCGCAGTCGAAGCGGCCCCAGACAAAGGGCTTGGCCCGGCACCCGTCGATGTAGCCGCGCAGCGCCGCGTTCCAGTCAGGCCGGCGGTTCATTTCTCGCCCCACGCCGTATTGATCAGGCCCGACAATGTTGCATAGCGGCGGATGCGGTCATCACCGCGCCGGCGCTGGCTCTCGTCGTCGCGCCGCAGGGGCAGGGTCCGGGTCAACGCACGGGCGGCCGAGGCGATGGTCACCGTGACGCCACCCTCGCCACCCTCGGCCGGCGTGTCGATGACAATGGCGTCGATCTCGCCATTCAGGATGCCGTGCGGCGGCCCCTGCATGGCGTTGGTGAGGCTGTCGAAAATCACGCGGTGCACCTCGACCGCGCCGAACCGCGCATCATAGCCGCGGATCGCCTGCTCGACCTCGTCGGATATCTGCGACAGGGACAGCGTTGCCAGCCGGACCTCAAGCCCTGACCCGTAGACCAGGCTTTCCAGCCCGAGGATCGTGCCGGCGCCGAAGTAGGGACGGGGGGCGCCGTCGACGGTGAAGGTCTCATGGTCCGGCCCGTCCCAGAAACCAACCGTCGCAGGCAGGCCGGTCACGCGGTCCTTGGCGGTGATCCACACCAGGACATTCGCGCGCACCCCGCCCGGGCGGCTGGCGAGGTAGGCGGCGGTGGCGGGGTCAAAATCACGCATGGATCACCGCATCGTCTGGGCGAAGCTGAAGGTGGCGCCCTCGGTGACAAAGCGGGTGCCGGTGCCCGGCCGGGTGCTGCCGCTGACGATCCGGGCGGTGATCGCCGGGCGGGACAGTTCGACCGGGGCGCCCGTCAGGATCGGCGTCGGCAGGGCCGGGACGACCTCGATGCTGACGCTGCCGGCGCCCGAGGCGATCCCGCCGGTGACGATCCGGTGCAGGGTGCGGCGCAGCGGTGCCGCGCCATAGCTGAGACCCAGCAGGTCGCCGCGGCTCAGCACATAGGCCGCCGGCAGCCCGCCCACGGTCAGCGTGCGCCGATCCGGATCGATGGCGCTGACCGTGGGCGCGGCGGCGCCGAGGATCATCCCAGCGGGATCGCCGGCCGGGTAAGGCCGGTGCAGGTCATGGATCAGGAAGCTGGCGCCGGCACCACGCACCAGATCGATCAGCGCCGCGGCCTCGGCCGCTTCGGCCGGGGTCATCCGGCCGAGACTGATCGAGCCCTGCCAGAGCCGCGGGCCGATCTCGCGGTCAAGCCGATCGCCGCCGGCGGTGACCGATGTCTCGACCCGCTCGGGGCAGTCGATCGCGAAACTGCCGACCATCAGCAGGTCGATGAAGTCGGCCTGAACCAGGGGGAATGTCAGGCTCATCCGCGACGCCTCGGATCCCGGCTGATCTGGGCAACCCGGCCCGGCAGGGCCAGTTTGTCATAGGCGCCGATGCTATCGCGAGACACCCGGACCGCGACCCCTTCGGCGGCCGCGGCGACCCGGGCATCGAGATCGTCGCTGAGCCTGAGGTCGATGGTCAGCGGGCCGCCTAAGGCCGTGGCGGTGCCGCCGGTCTGGCGCGATCCGCCGACGATGCCGCCGGAGGCAAAGCGCGGCGCGGCGTTGATCGCCTCGAGAAGGCCGCGATTGCGGGTGGTCGCGGCGGCATTGACCACGAATTCGCCGGCCGACAGGCGCGCCAGGATACGGTCGTCGCGCGGCCCGCCGGGGCCGGCCACCAACCCGCCGCCGGCAAGGCCGGGAATGCCGAGGCCACGGCCGATCGCGCCGAACAGACCGCCGGTGCTGCCACCGAGGCCGCCGCCCAAAAGCGCGCCCTGCAGCACCGTCGAGGCCAGCGAGCGCAGAAGGTCGGACAGCACGCTTCTGAGCGAGTTGCCCTGCACGATCAGCCCGTCGAGCGCGCCGGCGGCGGTGCGGGAAAAGTCACGCCATGTGCCGCGCAGGTTGTCGACCGTCGCGCGTTGGTTTGACAGCAGCAGGTTCTCGCGCGCCAGCTGCCCGATCAGCTCGTCCGAGGCCTCGGTCATGCGCTCGCGCAGGCGCAGCTCTTCGCGCCGCAGCGGATCGGCCTCGCGCAGGATCGCCAGCTCGGCCCGGCCGGCGGCCAGAGCGGCGCGCGCGGCATCGTCGCCGCTGCGGCTGGCGCGGCCGGCGCCGGTGCGACCGGTCGCCGCCGGCCTGTCCTGCCGGGCCGGATCGAAGGGCGACACGGTCCCGGCCCCTGTCCGAAGCTGCGCAGCGGTGTCTTGCAGCCTGACCCGCCTAGCGGCATCCGGATCAAAGCGCGGATCGCGCGGATCAAGAACCACCGGCGCCTTCTTGCCCAGCGCCAGAATGGCGCTGGCGCTGCGCAGGCTGATGTTGAGTTCCTTGGCGAGCTTCTCGGCCGCGGCAGCAGCCTCGGCAACACCGCGGCCAATATCCGTCGTGCCCAGCCCGCGCGCCGCGCGCCAGGCGGTCTCCAGCTCGGTGCGCAGATCGCCGGTGATGCCTGCGGTGTCCAGCATGGCGGCAAAGGCCGCCTGCTCGGCAGAGACGCGGGCGCGCGCGACCTCTACGCTGTCTTCGCCGAAGGTCCGGATCAGCAGCTTCAGGTCGGCCTCGGCCCGCAGGTCTGCCAGGAGCTTCTCGCCGGTCTGCACCGCCCTGGCCTGGGCGCTGCCTATGCCGTCCTGTGCCAGCTTGACGGCCGTCAGCCCACGCTCGACCTGGACGACACCGCGGAAGAACTCGCGCTGGCCCTCGGTCATCCTCTCGACCCCGCCCGCGGCGTTAAGGATTTCGGCCTTGATCTGGCGGACAATGTCCAATTGCGCCGCAGCGCCATCCGCGCTTGGCAGATCATCCAGAAGGCTATTGATGGCGTTGGCCTGCGGAGCAGCCCCGCGCGTGAGGGTCACCTCATCGAAGTTCCCGAGATCGAAGAGATTGGCAATGGCCCCGCGGCGTGACTGGAAAAGCCCGTCGAGGTCATCGCTCAGCGCCCGGGCGGCGCCTGACGCGGCAATCAGTTGATCGACCAGCGCCAGTTCGGTCAGCTGGCGTTGCATCTCGACGATTTCGGGGGTGATCGTGCCGAACTCGCGCTTCAGATCGGCAAGGTCACGGCCGGCGGCCTCGCGCCAGGCCTTGGTGGCCTTGGACAGATCGCCGATGGCATCACCAAGGTCTTTGGTTTCGCCGCCGATCGACCGGAACGCATTTGCCAGCAGGCCCAAGGCCGCGACGCCGGCAAAGATCGCGAAATTGAGCGGGTTGAGCATCCCGAGGAACGCCGCGCCAAGGGCGCGGACCGCACCCCCGGCGCCAAGCGGGCCAAGCGCCTGGCTGATCTGGCTGCCCTGCTGCGCGGCCAGCAGCAGCGGCGATTGGCCAGAGGCCAGCATTACGCCGACATCGTTGAACTGCGCGACCAGGTTCGAGGTGACCGCGCGTGACGCGCCGCCCATGCTGCGGAGCGCCGCGGACGCCTTGTTGGCGCCAACATCGGCCGCAGGCCCGAGGGCGCGCAGACTGCCCTCGACGCCCTTCAGCGCCGGCACCGCCTGCGCGGTGTCGGCGGTCACCAGGATCGAGGTATTGAAGGCGGTCATGATCCGTCCCCGTTCATCGCCTCGATGGCGCCGGCCTCGATCAGGCGCAGCGCCCGCCAGTCATGCGGCGCGAGGCTGACCCCCTCGGCCTCAAGCCCGGCCCGCACCCCGGCGTAGTCCAGCCCGACCGCGCGGATCCCGCTCATCCCGCCCACCAGCCGCCATTGCGTGGCCCCGGACAGGAAGGCCGAGAGCGCGACAAGGTGGTCGGCCCAGACCGTGACGCAGCGCCCGGCCCCGGGCGGCGGCATAAGGCCGAATGAAGCGGCATCACGGGCGTTCTCGTCGTCATCGTCGTTGCCCCCGGTCAGGCCGCCTTTGGCCCAGGCCCGGCCGAGGGCGCGGAGTTTCCCGCGCGCGCGCCCATCAGGGCGCGGTAGTAGGCCTGCGTCAGGGCGGTGCGGATGAAGGGATAATCCAGCAGCCGGGCCCGCCACTCGCTGTAGCCGTCAAGGCGCGCGCCACTTTCGTCGACCAGGTCGTCAAAACCGACGACGACCCGGTCGAGAAGCCGGGTGACGGTATCGCCGCCGGCCTCGTCCAGGGCGTCCAGATCGCTCAGCCGCAGTGCCCGGAACCGGGTGACCAGGGTCTCGCGGCGCCATTCGGCGCCGGCCGGCACCTCGACCGGGACCGCCTCGGTGAACTCGGGATCGTCGATGATGGTGAACACGTGCATCGCTCCTCAGGTCAGGGTCAGGGTCCATTGGTCGTCGCCGGCGCCGGTTGCCCGCGGCACCAGGCTCAGCGGCCATTCGACGATGTTCTGGCTCTGGCCCAGGCCGCTCGGCCGCTGCATCTGCGCGCGTGGCGCATTCAGGGTGATCCGGCCGCCGGCGGTGGCGCCGTGCTGCAGGATCAGCGGGCTGACCGCCTGGCTTTGGGCCAGCTGGAACGGGTTCAGGGTCGCCAGCGGCACCGCGTCGACGGTGGTGGTGATGGCCTCGCCCCGCCCGGTGATGACCACGCTCTCGCTGCCGATCCGGAACCGGGTCTTAACCGCGTTGCCCAGATCCATGTCGAGCGAGCTCATGACCAGGGGCGTGCCACCGATGGTGAAGACCGGGGTGTTGACCGATGTCGCCAGGAGCGGCGCCGGCCAGGCGGCAAGATCGGGCGTCGGCAGCGCCACCGCCGTCGGCTGGGAATAGAGCCCGGTGAAGGTGAAGGCGATCTTCGGCACCGCCTGCGCGCCGATCCGCAGCACCGCGGTGCCGCGCGCGCCGGCCAGCATGAAGCGGGTGCCGTCGACATTGAACTGCAGGTTGATGCTCTCATGCCCGGTTGAGACCGGATTGTAGGCGACGCTGACACCGGCGCTGATCACCTCGGCGACAGCGCAGCCGCGCAGCAGCCGGCCCCAGGCGGGCGGCGTGCCGGCAGCACCGGACGCGGTCATCTCGACCTCGAAGGCCAGCGTGGCGTTCAGCTCGGCCGGGATCGTCGGCTGGGCGCCCATGGTGGGCAGCTCCAGCTCGCGGCTGACATCCTGGCCGGCCATCGGGGTCAGGGTGACATTGAGCGCCTGCACCGCATCGAGCGCGCCGGTCGGCAGCGGATCGATGCCGTAGGTTGCCTCCAGCTTGGCCAGCATGACCTTTCTGGTCCAGAACTGCGCCATCAGCGCGCCTCCTCTGTTGCCGGGGCCGCATCATCGGGCGCCGTGCTGTCTTCCTTCACCGCCTCGCGGCTCAGCGATCCGTCCGCCGCCCTGATCCAGCGCCCGCCCGAGTGCGGATGCTTGGGCGGGGCTTCGGTGGTGGGGCCTTGCAACTTCGGGTTCTTCGTCATGTCAGGATCCTCAGCTGATCAGGGAGGGCAAAGCTGATTTCCTGAACCAGCGTTCCGGCGGCGATGTCTGGCGGCGGCACGCGCATCAGCCGGAAGACGCCCATGGCCCCGGCCGGGCCCCACCCTGCGACGGCGGTGATCACCGCGTCGATCAACGTATCCAGTTCGCCGAGTGCCCGCGCGCCGGACGGATCGTGGCTTCGCACCGTCAGCACAACGGCAATCACGCGGTCGACCGACTGGATGTAAAGGCCGGTCGCCGCCTGATCCCGCCCCGCCTGAATACCCGCCGGCAGCACATGCGCGGCTGGTGTCACCTGCGGCAGCGCGTTGCGGCGCATCATGTCGGCCAGCTCGGCTGCACCGCTGACACGCCCGCGCAGCGTTGCGACCCGATCGTCCAGACGGTCGATGACATCGCCGACCAGGGCCATCAGATGAAGCCTTTCATGGTATCGGCGCTGATCGGCCGGTCGCGGTCGGTGACCCGCGCGCCGGACCCGGCCGTGACCGCCGGAACCGCAGAACCGATGGGCAGTGCGACGGCACCATTTGCGATCCGGTCGAGAAGCGCGCGGGCGTCACGGTAATCGGCGACGACCTTGTCGTCGGGCTGCGCGATGTGAAGCCGGTAAAAGGCGATCGACAGCGCGACGTCGGTCAGAAGCGGCGGGGTGGCGAGCAGCGGCAGGTCGTAGCGGTTGCGCAGGTAACCATCGATCAGCGCATCGGTGTCGGCGAGCGCCCGGTCAACCACGGCACTGTCGATGGCACCGGTTGCCAAGGGGTCGCGATCGGTCAGCGCCATGATCGCGGCAAAGCCGTATCGCTCTACCAGCTGCGCTTCGGTCGCATAGCTCATCCGGCGTCATCCTCGGCCAGGCGCACCCTTCCGGGCTTGAACACCGCGCGGTTGAGCGCCATGAAGCCCTGCTCGATCTGGGTGCGGGCGATCGCCAGCCAGCCGTGGTTGGCCGAAACGGTGACTTGCGTGGTCATTTCGGGACTTGCCTCCTCTGGCGCTGGTGGCCGTCTCTCCGGCCTGTCACGGTCATCATCCGCCGTTGCATCCGGGCAGCGCCCCCGGCGGCCTACTCACCCGGCTCCCTGCATCAGCCATCTGTGTTGTGCTTTTGATGCAGATCAGCGCCAGGCTTTCGCTCGGCATTCGAGGATGCGCGGGGCGGGCGAGCCGCCCCGCGCGCGGGGCCTTTCAGCCATCCGCGACATCGACGCCGCGGACAGTGAGATAGGGATCAGAGGTCAGGCTACCCACCTGGTCATCCGTCAGGTCGCGCGGATCGAGGGTCACCGGCTCGGGCCCGAAGGCAAAACCTGCCCGGCGGTAGGGACGCCGTGGGCCGGTGACCTGCAGCACCTCGCGCGCTTCGGCCTTCCTTGCCGGACTGGCCGACGCCGGCGCCTCTTCCGGCGGGGCCATACCGGTTTCGATGTCCGGCGGCACGTCAGCGGACAGCGCGTTCTTCACGGGGCGCTTTGCCATGGCCACACCCCTCAAGCCAGCCACGGCACGACAAGCAGCTCGGCCTGTCCGCGCCAGACGTTGGTGGCGCCGGCGGCGTCGCGCTCGGCATTGAGGATCTCCAGCGCCTCGACACGCAAGCCGGGCGGCACCACCAGAAGATCGGGGACAAGGCCGAGGGGGCGGCCATGATCCCCGACCATGCCCTCGATCGCGGCGAAGGCGCTGGCGAAGTTCGCCTTGTCAAGCGTCTGCTTCGATCCGTAAGCCATCTGCCAGAAGCCATAGCCGACGTTCATCCTGGCATCGACGCCGTATTTGAACTCGCGGTTGTTGAAGACGCCCTCGTCGGTTTCCGCGTCCTTGCGCACGAATCGCGGCTCCTGGCGCATCTGCAGCAGCATCGGGCGCAGGGTGCGACGGGTCGACATCAGGAACCACGGCAGGCCCGCGCCGCCATCGGTGTTGGCCACCGACACCGTGCTGCCATCGGCCGCGATCACCGGGTGATCGGTGTCGAAGAAGAACTGGCCATCGTAGCACAGGTTGGTCCAGCCGGCCTTGAGCGCCTGCCACACCAGCTGGTCCGGATGGCTTGCCGCGGCAGCACCCATCTCGGTGAAGAGCGACTGATACTGGCCGAGGTTGTCGTCCTCGATGTCGTGGCGATCGACCCCCAGCGTCAGCTCGAAGGGCTTGTTGACGATCGAGTAGTCGTGCTCGGCCAGGTTCTGGACAACGCGCGGGCCGATCCATTCGCGCATGCTCGGCAGCTTGCCGATCCAGCCGAACTTCTGCTCGCGCGTCGTCGAGGGCACCGTGGTGGTGATGCGCCCGTACTGGGTTTGCGCCTGATCGAGGCCGCCACGGAACGCGGCCGAAAAGCCGGTCCTGAGGGCGTCGAGGCTCGTGGAGGAAATGATCATGGAAACTCCGATCGTCAGAGGGCGCGCGTCAGCGCGGTGTTGAACTCGACCCAGACGCCCTGGGCATCGACCCAGGCGACGGCACCGGCGCGCGACCGGGTTCCGGTGCCGTCGGTCTTGGCCACCGTCTGGTCATCGACGATGTAGCAAAGCTTGCCGGCGTCAGCGGCGGTGATCAGGTCACCGCCGCCGGAGTTGGCAAACCGGAAGATGCCGGGGCGCCAGCGCAGGATCACCTCGCCTGCGGCGGCTCCGGTGCTGTTGGCACGCTCCTCCGCCCGGCCGATGCCGGTCAGGCCGACCGCCGTCGCGCCCTTGACGATCATCCCGGTGGCGTTGATCGCCACCAGAGCGCCCTGGAAGATCACCTGGTTGGCCTCCAGGCCGCCTTCGCGCATGTCGCCGACTGCCTGCGGCGTGTTGCGGTCATCAACAAGAGCGGTCATCAGCGGGCTTCCTTCTGCATGCGGCCACGTTCGGCGATGAAGGCCTCGTCGGTGATCCCGAGCGCACGCGCGGCATCACGCTCGGCGGCGGACAGCACCTTGTCGCCGCCGCCATCCGGACTGGCGGCGATCTGGTGCATTTCCCCGGTCATGCGCGGCATCGCGGCGATGTCGGCCTCGACCTCCTCAGGCTCGCGCATGTGACGCTCGATCCAGCTGTCGCGGCGCGCCGGCGCCAGACCGACGCGGCCCTCCGCGATCGCGGCGCCGATGACGGTCACGGCCCGGTCGCGGGCCCGTGCCTGCTGCAGATCGTCGATCTGCGCCTGCATCGCTTCCCTTTCGGCGTCGCCATCATTGCCGCCATCCGCCATGCGAAGCGTGGCCGCACTCATCAGCTCCGCCGCCGGCGTGCCGGCGGGCAGGCCGAGAAGCCGCGCGAGTTCCGTTTCAAGATCCATTCCCGTCTCCGAGCTGAGCGTGGCGAGGCCACGCAGGTTGGGGGTGTTGACCAGGGCCGCGCGCAGGATGCGCACGATCCGGTTTCCCTGGCGCATGAACACCGGGGACACGGCCCGGTAGAGCCGCTCCGCGATCAGGTCGCGGCCGAACTTGGTCCAGGACACCCGCGCCATCAGCCGGCCGTCGCGGACCTCCATCGCCTCGATCCAGCCGGTGGCGCGCGCATTCGGCGCGTCGGGCTTGTCGGCATTGTGGTTCTCGTCGATGACCGGCCGGTCGGTGCCCACGCCGGTCATCGACGCGGCGATCAGCGCATCCATGTCGTCGACGCGAAACGGACCGCGCCCGTCATAGGTATGGATCAGCCCCTGGGCATCGGCGGCTGGCAGCAGGTCGATCCACTCGGGCGGCTCCGCGCCCGCCTCGCTGTCCGGCAATGCCAGGGCCGCCATGCGGACTGGCACCATCGCGGCATTCGCGCTGCCGACCGCCCCCGCGAGGCTGTCGAAGGAAAGATCGAGCACCCGGGCGAAGCCGCGCAGCCGCTCGTCTGGCGGCGTTTCGATCTCGCCGCGAAGGATTTGCTGCACGGTGCCGGGCTCGATGCCCGCCGCCCGTGCCATGCGCGAAATGATCGCCGAGCGCGCCTCGGGCGTCTTGGCGCGGGCGTCGATCGCATCATTGAGGAGTTTTGCAAGCCTGTTCATGGCGGGCATATTCGCCGCTGGCGACGCGGCAAAAAACCCACAACGGCGTGCGGATGTTCGCGCAGCCAGCCTGCGGATGACCGGCGCGCGCCATGGTCGCGCCGGGGGCCGTAGCTGTCAATCGCTCATCGGGCGCGCGGGATCAGCCCCTGGTGGCCTTTGACAGGCCGTCGCTGACGATCTCGCCGATGGCCACGAGATCGGCCTCGGATGCGCCAAGAAACGGGCGCGCCGGGATATCGCCCCAAGGGATCGGTGCGCCGCGCCGGGTCTGGCCGAACGCGCCGCGACGGGCGCCGAACTGCATGACGCCGGCATAGATGCGCGACGATCCGATCTCGACGGCGCGGCCGCTGCCGGTCACCTCGGCGGCGATGAGCTGCGAGAGTTGGCCCGACGGCCCGATCAGCGGACGCGGATCGGCACGGTCGCCACGGGCCAGATAGGCGGCGATGGTGGTGGCAGACTTGGCCGGCCAGACGCTGCCATCCGGGCCCGCGCCCTTGCGAAACCGCTCCTTGGTCGCCTTGATCATGTACTCGCCGATATCGCGCATGATCGGCGTCATGTCGTCAAGCAGCGATGCGAGACGATCGAGTCCGGCCTGTGCGGGCCCGATATCGATGACGATCTGGATCCGGTCGCTCATGTCAGCCTCTCGCCAAGGTCCAGCCCGACGAGCTGCCAGCGATCGCCGCGACGCGCCAGCGTCACGGTGATGGTCGCATCACCGGACCGTCCGACCAGCCCGGCCTCTGCGCTGATATCGACGAGCGCGCCGCCTTCCTGGATCGAGCGTGCGGCCGTCGGCAGATCGATCACGCGCTGTGCCAATGCATACTCGGCGGCGGACAGTGGCCGGCCGGCCGTGGTGGCAATGACGGACACGGCCTCGGCGGGCAGATCCACGACAGGGTTGCCGGCCGGCTCGCCCGGCGCGGGCGCAAGGCGCAGCACCGGCCAGGCGTCCGACGGATCGGTCAGCCAGTCGTCAAACGCCTGCAGCCGCAGCCACTCCTGGATCAACGCGGTCGATGGCCGGGGCGGCAGCTCGTCGAGCTTGTCGCGCAGCCCGAGGATTGTCTGGATCGCATCCGATCCCGGCGCATGATCCCAGCCGCGGTCGATGCCGACCGGCGCGCCGGTGGACGGATCGACGCGCTGCCAGCCGTCGGGCAGCGGCTTGCCGGGCTCACCGCCCAGGCGGCGCGCCGCCGCCTCGTTGCGCGCGCCGAGAACATAGCAGGAGCATCCCCAGCCATTCGGCGGGTAATGAGCCGCCCAGAATGGGTGATCTGGCGGCAGCACCAGGCGGTCCCAGCTCAGATGGTCGGGGCGCGGCTCGCGCGACAGGCCATGGCGATAGACCCAGAGCGGATAGGCGCCCTCGACAAGCTGGGCGTGCCGCCCGGCCGCATAGGTCGAGCGAAGGTTGGTCGTGTAGATGACCCGCGTGCGCCAGGCCACGCCCGATCTGCTGCCATCGCCGGTGAACCCGGACCAGCCGCGCTCCGCCACGATCCGGCGGAAGTCGGCGCGGAATTCCTCCAGCGATGTGCCCTCGGCGATGGCCTTGTCCACGGCCTGGCCGAGGTCAGACAGCAGATCGGCCTTGACCGCGCCCGCGACCATGAAGGCCCGGTCATGTTGAACACCCGAGATGTCATCCCATCGCGCGGTCGGCAGCAATGTGCCAAGGCGCAAGCGGAAGGCGGCGATCTGTTCGCGGAATGGCTGGCGCAGGATCGCGCGGATCGGCGTGCTATCCACCCGCTTCCTCCAGCGCGACCCGCCCGGCAAGCCAGCTCGCCCGAAACGCCTCGGACAGTGTTGCCGCCAATGGCGAGGCATCGGTCTCGCCGAAGGCGGCGTCGAACATTGCCCGCGCCTCGGGCAGGCTGCCCGCCGCTCCGAGCATTGCCTCGATCTGTGACAGCATGACCACGACATCCGCCTCGGCCGCGGTCTCGATCACCGGCAGGATTTCGTCGGTCGCGTCAGAGGCCGAGAATTCGGCCAGGGAGCCCTCTTCGGCGTTCCGGGCCACCTCGATACCCGGGAGACGCTGATGCCGTTTAATTTCGGCTAAAAACCGTTTAATCAGCGAAGTGCTGGCCGCCTCCTCGGTCGCACCGGCGCCGGCGGCGGCTTCGGGGTCATTTTCCGGGTCCGCGGGAGGCGCGGTCCGGGACGGCGCGGGAGCGGCTGCGGCGGGAGCGACTGCGCCAAGGATAACCGCGCCGGCCTCTGGGTCGGGAAAGTTCAGGCGATCGCGCACCTCGCTCTCGGTCACCCTCAGACCAAGCGGGACCAGTTTCGCCAGGGCGTCGACCCATCCGGCCACGTCGTCAACTTCCGGATGCGCGATCACCAGGCGCGGATAGGTGCGCTGCGGGCCGTATTCCAGATCGATCCACGGCCGGATCAGGTCGCGGTTCAGGATCGCGGCCAGCGCCCGTGCGTCGGCCGTCTCGATATCCTTCTGGACCTGGCGATGTTCCTGGCCAACGGCGTGGCCGCCGGCGATTGCATCGGTGGTCGCGGTCTGGCCAAGGATCGCCTTCGACATCTGACGATCGATCCAGTCGGCGCGGCGCTCGTAAAGATCGATGCTCGACGACTTGCCGGCGGCCTCGATGAACTCGATCGACATGGTTTCCGGGATGATCGCGGCGCAATCTCCGGCGATATTGGCCACCGCCCGAAACAGCGTGTCCTTGTCCTCGTCGCTGGCGCCGGGCGCCCATTTGCCGACCCTGAGCGGCGTGCCGTAGGTCTGCGTGAAGATCGCCCAATCGCGCAGGGTGAAGGCCTTGAACATCCACGCCCAGGCGCCGAGGCGCGCCAGCCCCGAGCGGATCGGCAGGCCTGACTTGGCCTGGATCGATGCAGTGATGAATTTGAACGCCGGCAGCGGCTGGCGCCGGCCGGCCTCGTCCAGCAGCCGCGGCGTGGTCAGGTTCTGCGCATCGAAGCGAAACCAGCGCGGATCGCGCCATTCCAGCCGCTCGGGCCACCAGTGGCCATCCCGCCGTGCCCAGATGATCTCGGTAAAGCTCACCCCCTTCGCCAGGCAATCGAGGATGTGGAACATCTCCTCGGTCAGCTCGTCACGCCTCAGCCACTCGCGGATCATGTCCGCGCGCGCCACATCCCGAGGATCATCAGACGCCGCCTCGACCGAGACCGGGATCTGCGCGACCGATCGCTTGCGGGTAGCGATGACGCCGGCATAATGGGGGTCGCGTTCCTCGATCGTCTCAGCCAGTTCGAGGTAGTCGCCGATCTCGCCCATGTCTGCGGCGCGCAGGATCGCCGCCAGGCGCTGCGGATCCAGACCGTCGCCCGGGTAGCCGGTCAGGGGCGAGCGGACCGATCCGATGGTCGGCACCGCGATCTCGCGCGCGAGGTCGGTCATCCGGACGGCCTCTCCGAACCGGTCGGTCAGCATCTCAGATCCTCCCCCTCATCCCGGCGCCCAGCGGCGGGCTCCACCAGCCGCGCACTGGCTGGGCATCTTCCGGCGGCATGTCGCGCATCCGCCCACCGAAGGCCGGCGCGGCGGCGGCCACCGCCGCACGGTAACCATACTCGACGATGCGCATGCGCGATGCAAAATGTGCCAGCGCCAGTGCGATGGCGTAGTCGCCATGCCGCTTGCGCCCGCCAGCGCCCTTGCGCAAGGGCGGCACGCGCGGGATGCCGCGCACCAGCATGACCGACCTGAGGTCGCCGAGATGATCGTCATCCGGCGCGATCGCGATCGCATCATCCTCGAACGCAGCCTTCAGCGGTGGCATGTGGAGCCGGTACCAATCCTCGGTAAAGCGGATCGGCCAGACCAGTCCGGCGCCATCCTCGCCGACCCGCAGGCCGAAGCGGCGGCCCATGTCCTCGGCTACGGTCCAGCCCATGCCGGTCGCGTCGAATGCGGCGCCGATCAGCCGGCCGCGGACGTGGTCGAGCAGCGAGGCGGTGATCATCTTCTGCTCGTCGCCCGGCACGCCGCGCAATTCGAAGACCAGTGCCTCGCGCCGTTTAAGGCGCGTTTCAATGGCCAGCAGAACGCCCACGGTCAGATCGCTGACCCGGGCGAAGTCGAAGCCGAAGGCATAGGTCACGCTCAGATCAAGCCCGGCGGCGGCATCAGCCAGATCCTTGACGAACGGCGCCATCAGCATCGCCTGTTCCAGCTTGGTGCGATGCAGGTAATCCGGCGGCAGCTCCAGCCGCAACACCGGTGCAGAGGCTGTCATGCGCGCCTCGATCAGAGGGGCGGGCAGCCAGGCGCCGGTGCTCATCGACGGCACGCAGAACAGTTCCTCTTCGGCGCCGTCACCATAGAAGTCGATGATTTCCTGTCGCCAGGCGGCCTCGGCCTGCGGTGTCCATGTACTGCCGGTCACCAGACAGATGCGCTGGTAAAGCCCGTCACTCAGGGCGCTGTCGAAGTCGATGCGCAGGTGCGCATGCGGCGCCCGGCCTGCCAGGATGTCCTGGATCACCGTGTTGAAGACGTTGTCGGCGCCATTGTGGGTCGAGCAGACGACGACCTGTCCACCCCACATCAGGAAGGCCAGCGCCGCCTTCATGAGTTCCGGCAGGCTGTCGACGAAGGCGGCCTCGTCGATGATCACGACGCCCTGCTTGCCGCGCAGGCCGCGCGGCGCCGAGGACAGCGCGAGGATCTCGTAGCCCGACGCGAAACGGATGCGAAAGGCCTGGATCGCGCGGTCGCCGTCGCTGTCGCCGCCCTCGAAAAGCGTCTCGTCGACAGTCGTCGCGGCCGCCGAGAAGGCCCGTGCCCACATCGCGCAGGCGTCGATAAACTCGCGCGTCATCTCCTGGCTGTAGCTGATGTACATCGTGTCCATCCCGCCGGCGGCGCGGTCGCGCCCGGCGCGCAGCACGGCATAGGCGGCCAGGGCCCAGGTCAGGCCGACGCGGCGTGACTTCTCGACGAACAGCACCCGGGTCTCGCGGCGCTCAAGCATCGAAACGGCACGGGCCTGATAGGGCAGGAGCACGTTCGGCAGGCCGAGCCGGGTCGCAAGCTCAGGCATCGCCTCGGTCGCGATCCTGCGCTGCCTCTCCCATTCGTCAGCGTCGAGCGGCGCCGTTGTCATGTGCCCACTCCCAGAAGCTGTGCCTTGATTGCCTCGGCGGTCTCCGCGGTCAGGCCGCGGCTCTGCGCGACGGTTGCCACTGCCTCGTCGACACGGTCTTCGAACTCGGCTGTGGCCTTGATCCGCCGGTCGGTGCTGATCGTCTGGGCCTGCAGCGCGAACTTGAAGGCGGATGCCAGGTTCATGGCACTCTTCGGATCGATCCCGTCGGCGCCCTCGCTCAGCATGTGCAGGACCAGGGCCTTGATAGTCTCCGCGGTGATGACCGTCAGATCGTCGCTTTCCTTGGCGTCGAAGCCGGACGACAGGGCCGCGACGATCTGGCGGGTATCGTCCAGGCGCCGCGTCAAGCGGGCAAGCCGCATCGAGTAGCGGTTGAATGACGAGAAGGCCGGGATGGCGAAGTCGATCTCGCCGCGATGTTCGGCCATCAGCGCTTCGCATCGCTCGACGAACTCGGCGTAGATGTCGGTCTGCGTGCGGTCGCGATTGCCCAGCTCCTGTGCCGCCCAAGAGATGATCCCTTCGGCCTCGGCCGGCATGCGGTCGATCGACGACAACCGTCCGCGCGTGATCCGGGCCCGCTCCCTGACGGCCATCTCAGCCCCCGTCGCGCGACGGACGGGTGACGCCCTCGATGGCGATCGCACGGCGCAGATGGCGCGCGCCCTTGTCGGTCAGCGTCGCGATCAGCACCGATCCGGCATGGTTCAGTCTGACGGCGCCGATCTCCGCCAGCCACTCAAGCTCGCCGTGCACCCATTCGCGGGGCCGGTCGATGCCGCCGAAGGCCATCAGCGCGTCGCGCAAAAGAGCGGAATGCAGGCGCTCATCGACCTGCTTTTCCAACTCTTTCAGGATGATCAGCCGGGCATCCTCCCGGATCCGCTGCGCCATGTCCATCGTCACTTCCGTCCTTGCTCGATCAGTACTTCCTGCATTCTCTCGGCGATCGCCGCCACCGGTTTCAGCCTCTCGTCCAACCGGTCTATATGTCCCTCCATCCGCGCCATCGACAATTCCAGGCGGTGCATCATGTCGGTGTTCGGCATGTTGTCGGTCTTCTGGGTAAGCCGCTGGACCTCGCGCTCCATCTCGTCGATGCGCCCCGTCAGGTGCGCGATCTGCCGCGCGCTCTGCCGCGCGCCCGAGTTGATCAGGTTCCACACCGTCGTGCCGAACGACAGGAGCAGGCTGAGCCCCGCCACCCAGGCCAGAAGCGGCCCGATATCCAGTGTCGGGTCGCTCACGCAGCACCCTTCCACTTCTGCACCACGTCCTTGACGGTGTGGCCGCCCATGTAGAGCCCCATGTAGACAGCGGTCAGCTGGAACAGAAGGCCGAGGTCGGCCTGCGGCAGGGCGATCTTCCAGAAGGCATTGGCGACGTGCAGCAGGATCAGGTTCCAGAACCACAACGCGCCCAGGCCCCACATGCCGGCCGGACGCCAGGCCCAGGTCCAGAGCGGCCCGCCGGCGGCCATCTCGGACCGCATCAGGTCGATCTGGTGCTGCATCGCCGCCTCGTGCGCGGCCAGCATTTCCGGGGCGGTGGCCTCAACCTCGCGGATCGCCTCGATCACCCGGCCGGGCGCCTCGTCGGCCAGCACCGCCAGCCCTTCGGCCGACACCCCGGCGCGGGCGGCGATCTGGTCGACGACGCCGCTGACCAGGGCGGCGTTGGTCGCGCCCAGCTTCCGGGTCAGGATGCCCTTCAGGACCGGTGCACCGATCCGGGTGGCAAGGCCGACGAGGATCGGGATCATGACGGTTCTCCTTGCGGACCGGGTTCCAGAAGCTCCCAGGCATTGCCCGAGGCGAGGCCGCAGGCGGTGCCGTCGGGCCTCACGACAAGCACCGTGAAGGTGCCGCCGTCAGGCGTCGCGAAGAGCACGATCGCGGCGCCGGACCCCGACAGGCCGCTCGCCACCGGCGCCTCGCCATATCGGCTGGCCAGTGCTGCCGCGATCCGGGTCATGGGGCCGCAGTTGGATTGCGCCGCGGCGGGACGGGCGAAGATCGCCAGAAAGGCAATCACGCCAACCAGCAGCAGCGCCGCTGCCACAAAAGAAATCAGGGTCCTTGACCTCATCAGATCCTCCTGAGGGTTGCGGCAAGCCGCGGGGCGATGGGATGAATGCGGGCGGCGACGATGTCGCGGTAGCGCCAGGCGGTGACGGCAAGGGCGACGGCCGCGATCGCCACGGCGACTGCCAGCATGATGCCCGGCTCGGCCAGGGTCTCGGCCGCCGGCGCCTGGCTGGCGGCGGCGGCGACGCCACCCGCGCCGACCGAGGCGCCGGCCTTGCGCCGCACCGCCAGCGCCCGGTCGATCGTCGCTTTGGTGGCGCGGCCGACGATGCCGTCGGGCGTCAGGTCATGGTCGCGCTGGAATGCCAGCACCGCCGCCTTCAGGATCGGCCCCGGCGCGCCGCCCGGCTTGTAGCCAAGGGCGATCAGCCCGCGGCGGATTGCCTCGGGGTCATCGACCGGCGGGGCGATGCGCGCGTATCTGTCCGGGTCGGCGGGCGGCCGCACCGTCGCGCCATAGTTGCCGTCCAGGATCAGCCGGGCCTCGGCCGCACGCCGCGTCACCAGCCCCGTCACCACCTTGCCGCCGGCCCGGACCCATTTGCCAAGCCCCTCCAGCACGCCTTCCTCATCGTCGGCGCGCCAGCGCGCCACCCAGGTGGCCCGGGCGATGGCGCCGGTGTTGAAGTGGAAGCTGACGGCACCGTCGAATTCGTGGCTGCGCGCGGTCGGCATCGCCGCCCGGACCGCCGGCTCGTAGTTGCGCGCCAGCGCCAGGGACAGAAGCCGGTCGGCCTCGGCGGCGGTGATCACCATGCCGTGCGCGGGCTTGACCACGCCCGAGGCGGCGGTCAGGCCGGCACCAATGGTCCAGACCCCGGCAATATCTCGGTAGGCCTTCAGGACCACGCCCTCGTGGCGCGTCAGGAAGGCGCGCCCCGCCGCGCTCATGTGTTGGGTCGCCATTGCTGCCCGCCTTTCGCTCGGCCCATAATGCTTGGGCGGCGGGCATCAAAAAACCCGCAACGGTGTGCGGGTCTGGTGGCGGGACGGTATCGTGGCGGCGGTCAGAACAGCGTGCCTTGCCGGTCGTCTCGGCGCGGATCCCGGACGGATCCCGACAGCCATCGCCGGACCGCCACGTCTGACGCATGCAGCCTGCGCGCGATTTCCGCGGTTGACAAGCCCTTGAAGGCCAGCATCCGGGCGATCCACGGCTTGGCCAGCGGCACGCGCTTCGGCAGGCCGCCGATATCAGCCAGCCGGCGGGCTGGCTCGTAGCCGACGGTTCGCACCAGGCGAGATCGGCGCTGCGGGTTCGATCCGATTGCCAGGTCGGCCCCGCCGAAGGTCATCAGGAATTTTACCGCCAGCTCGGGGCCAAGGGCGCGGACATAGGCCGCGACATGCGCTGGCGGATGCGGAAATTCGTCGATCACGTCTGTTCGTCCCGCCGCGCAAGGTCAATGCCGGCGCGCCGGCACATCGCCCTCAGTGCCTCGACCACGTCATTGATCTCGGTCCATTCGCGCATCTGGTCCACATCCAGAGGCACATGGCCCCATTTGGCCTCGAACCGGGCGCGGATGAAGGCATTAAGCCCGGTGCGGCCGGGCTTGCGGATTGCCTTCTGATCGCCGAGCAGGCGCCACATCACATGGATGAACCGCAGATCGCCGCGCGGCGCCGCCGGTCGGCGCGACGGCGCCGGTCGGCGCGACGGCGCCGAGGCCGCTCCGAAGCCGAGCCGGCGCAACTCGGCCAGGACCGCATCCTTGTCACGCGGGTTCATCTCGCGCAGCCGGTGCTTGCCGGTGACCCTGGCATAAAGCGCACGGCGGTCATCCTCATCCTCGATGCCGATCGCGCGGATGCCGGCATAGATAGCCTTGATGGTGCTCATGGCGTGGTAACCTCCTGCAGGTTTAGCACATGATCGATCCGCGCCTCTTCGGCGCGCGCGGCGGAATAGAAGATGTCGGGCTCGGCGGCAGCGGATGCCTCGGCCTCGGCGAAGAGCGCGGCAAGGTCGCGGCGAAAGCGCAGGCAGGACGCGAGATAGCGATCGCTGATCACCCGCAGCCGGGTCTGAAACTGGAATATGGTCATGCGAGCCTCCGATCGCGAGGGCCCGCATGGCTGTCAGGCCGGGCGCCATCCGGCAAGACCGCCCTGCGCTTGGGCGAGACGGGCGCGGATGCATTCCAGCAGGCAATACATCCCTTCGGGATCGACCAGATGCAGGTCGCCCCCGCCCGGCCGCGCCGCGTGCAAGAGCACGTCGCCGAGGGCCTCGAGCGCGGAGATGCCGGTATGAAGGTCGTCGCGCGGATCGTCAGGCATTGGCGAAGAGCTGCAACTGCCGGGGATCGCCGCCTTCCAGCGGCGCGCCTTCCGGCGCGTGCGGGATGACCCCGATCCGCAAGAGGTCGCGGATCGTCTCGATCAGCCGCTTCTGGGTGTAGGACGGGGAGTTCTGCACCAACACCTGCCATGTCCAACCGTTCGCCACCGCATCGCGCACCTTCACGCGGATACGCTGCAAGGCCACATACTCGGTGAGAAAGCCCTGAAGCTGGGTGACCGCCTCCCGGCTCTCGCCGAGCAGCCGGTCGTGGTAGTGCGCGGCCAGCACCAGCTTGATCTCCGCCTTGAGCCGCCGGAGCGGCTCTCTGGCCTCTTCCCTGACCCGGCTCGGCGTGATCGTAGCCAGCCACATCAGGAAGTCGGCATAGGCAATGCAGAGCATCTCGTAACGCTTCCCGTCGGCGCCAGTTGTGGTGTTCATCACCACAACTGCCTCGCTTTCCGGGGCTGTCAGCTTCGCGTGTTGGGACTTCCAGTCCAGCCCCATAATCTCGCAGATCGGACGGGCGGGGATGAAGGCTTCCCCGTCGCGCCAGAGCCACGCGATCTCGCGGCCGTTGAGTTTCAGATAGTCGATCAGATCGCCCTGAAAGGGCAGCGGGATGACATTTGTCACCTGGTTCTCCTTCGGTTACGGGGGACGATTGCCCCCGGGTGTTAGAAAATCTGCCGAAGGACAGACCCCATGCGTCTTTAGGCGTGAGCCCTGGACATGCGCGCATGGCACCCGGAGTAGGATCGGTTCTGTCAGAACCGCCGTCTCGGGGCGTAACCGCCTTCGGTAGACCTGTCAGGGCGCTTTCTACGGCGCTGGCTGACGGGCCGAAGATGCGGCGGTTCGCCTCGGATTGCAAGAAATTTTCGCGCAGGCCCTTTTGCGGGGCGGGGAGTGCGCCCGGCACTCGACCCGCCCCGTCGAAAGGATGCTTCACGGTTTCAAAGAGCCGGGGCAGCTTATCTGACCGCTCGCCACGCCCGCAACTTGCTCTCGTGCCACCCATCACGCCACCCTCGCGCACCGCGCGCATTTGTCCGGGCTGGTGACCGAAGGGATGAATGCCCGGCCGCATTCGCAGGTCTGCGCGCCGTCCTCGGCCAGTTGCTGCTGCCGCCGCCGGCATTCATGCGCCCAGAGGCTGCGCAGCACGCCAAACGTGGTGCCGATATCGGCGGCGACGGCGGCCAGCTTCTCGCCCGAGGCGATGCGGTCGAAGGCGGCATTGCGCGCCTGAACGCCCAGGGTTTCCGGCGCCGCGGCCGGGCGCATCACCGGCGCCTTCGGCCGGTCGGCCACCGCCGGCAGCTGCGCCTGGCTTGCTGGCGCGACCGGCCAGCCGGACACGACCGCCCGCGGTGCCGGCTCGCGGCGCGGTGCCAGGTCCGCCTGCACCGTCGGCGTGATGACGCCGCCGGAGGTATCGAGAACCGGATCGTCGCCGGTCTCGGCAACGGCCCGGATCAGGTCGCGCCGGGTCGGCTCGTCGGCGACATCCTCGTCTGATGCCAGGAAGGCGACGAAGCGCTCGGCCAGGTCGCGGTCGGCCATCACCCCGACGACCTCGGGGCGCAGGATGACGATCTCGATCTGGCCGTCGGCGCGATCTCTCAGCATGCAGGTCATGTCTCGCTCTCCTTGGCTGCTCATCAGGGCCGGGCCACCACGCCCGGCCGACCGCCCGGCGGTTGCCCGCCGGCCGGTTTCGCGACCTCAGGTCAGCTCAGCGCCTTGCGCGCCGCCTTGAAGACCAGGCGGCGGGTCTCGGGGATCAGGATCGCAGCACCCGTAGCCGGGTTGCGGCCGGCGCGCGGCGGCCGGGCGCGGACGCTGAAGCTGCCGGCGGCGGTGCGGACGGTGTCGCCGGCCTCGGCGCGCTCGGCGATCACCGCGAAGACGGTGTCGATCGTCTCCCTGGTCGCGGCCAGCGTGCCGCCGCTTTTTTTCCGAGACCAGCCGCGCCAGCCCGTCCTTGTTCAAAGTCACCATGTCAGTCCTCCTTGGGGTTGCCGGCCAGCACCGCGCTGTCCGGGTCGGTCGTCTTGTACGGCTGCTCGATGGCGGCGCGCCAGGCAGCCGCGGCGGCGTCGCATTTCGTGCACGCCGTCTCGTAGGCCCGATCAGCGGCATCGGCCCGCGCGCGCGCCTCCAGCTGCGCGACCTCTGCCTTGGCCCGGGCGAGGCGCGCGGCCGAATAGTCGCGCCAGGGCTTTGCGGCTGGATCATCGTCCGGTTTCATGCTGCACCTCACGCCTTGGCCAGATCGATGGTGACGGCCTGCCAGGGTGCGTCCTGCTTGATGCGCATGTAGACCCGCACATAGGTCTTCGAGCCAACGACCCGCATCGCGTCGCGGATCGCCGCCATTGCCCTCAGCCAGCGCTCGTCCTCGATATCGAGGCGCAGCAGCATGAATATCTCCGAGCGGTTGATCTGCCCGGCCTTGTCGGTATTGAAGGCCCGCGTGACGATGGCGCGGATCTCGGGCCGCGCCTCGGCCGACCATTCGTTCAGGCATTCGTCGACCAGCCCCTTGGCGATCTGCAGCTCGGGGCCGAAGTCGATGTGGTCGGCGACCTGCACCTTGACCATCATCAGCCCGTCGAAGGACATCAGGGTCTTGTTGCCCTTGGCGCCACCGACCGCGGCACCGTATTCCTGCGCGAGGAGCGCCTCGAAGGACGACAGGTCGTCAAAGGTATGGCCCTTGAACCGCGCCACCTGCTCGGAGAGGTCGAGCGCGAAGGCGGTGATCTTGCGCACCACCTCGTCCTGCAGCAGGTGCTGCGCCTTGATCAGTCCGATCGGCACAAGGCTGCCCTTGGCGTCGGCCATGTAGGTCTGACCCGCGATCTCGTATCGACCGTCGGGGACGGCCGTTGGGCCGGTCGGTTCGGGTGTCATGCCCGTTCTCCTTCGCTGAATGGGATGGTGCTGGGGGTAGGGGCGCTGCCCGGCAGGATCGGCGCGACGCCGAGGACGATCAGCGCGCAGGCCATCGCGTCGATCTCGATCGCGCTGACCAGGGTGGCGCCGCGCTCGCCCCACAGCGCCACCTTGCCGGCGCCCCGGGCCGCATGGGCCATCATCTCGGGCGATAGCCAGCGGGTCGGGTCTTTCATCGTTGCAATCCTCCTTGCTGGTCGGTGGCATCGCTCAGCACCGCGTCGATCATGTCCCGGCCAGCGTCGTCCGGCCTGGCGACCGCGATCAGGATGGCGCGGGCCATCGACGGCAGGCCGATACGCCTCGCCCTGGCCTTTGCGCGCAGCCGGACCGCCACATCGTCCGGCAGGGTCAGGCATACCGAGCCGTCGACCCGCGCCGCCGTGAAGCGCGGCACCGGCAACCCGTCGCGGCGCGCGCGGTGCAGGTAGGCCCTGACCGACCCGACCGCCAGGCCGGTCTCGGCGGCGATCACCCGCGGCGGATGACCGTCGATGGCCATGGCGATCACGATGTCATAGGGCGCCATCAGGCCGCCCCCATCACAACCCGCGCGACGCAGCAGGTGACCATCTCGTGGCAGAGATCGATCTCGTGGCCGCAAGCCTCGCACTCCACAAAGCCCGGGCTTGTGGCGTCCAGATCGGCGTAGCAGGCCGGGCAGGTCCAGCGGTCATAAAAGCCCGCGTTGGACGTCTCCATGGACAGCGGCGCACGCAGCTGTCTGGGCGACGGGTTGGTCATGTGGTCTCCTCCTTGCGATTGTGCCGGCAATGGATGCAGGCCCTGAACATCCGGGTGCGGACCGGATTGCCGGGAAAGAAGGCCCTGGCCCTGACGCGCCAGTCCTGGCAGAGGTTGAGCGCCAGATGGCCAAGCACCGGGCAGTCGACGGTGGCGTCCATGAAAAGCCCGCGCACCCGCCGCTCCACCGCCGCGGTGTCGGCCGGATAGGACATCGACAGGATCTGGCTGATCAGGGTGCTCGACCGCCCCATGATCTTGGCGACCTTGTTCTGGCTCGTCCGGTCGCATTCCGCCGCCAGGGCCTCAACCCAATCCGGCAGATCACCCGCCTTTCCCCAGGCGTCGCGGGCTCTCTCCCGGGCACTCATACGCCCTCTCCCGAGATCAGGGTGACCGCGCCGGTATTGCCGTCGACCACGGCGCGAACCCGGCGCTCGACCGGCGGACGCGGCCCGGTATTGCGCACCAGCCGGAAGATCGCCTCGCGTCCGCCGGTGGCGGCCTTGCGCGCGACGCGCAGATATCCCGCTGCCAGAAGAGCCCGGCAATAGGCCGCGGCGTCGCCGGGCTGGACAGCCACGGCCGCCGTGCTCGCATGCGCCGCGATATCCGTGGCAGTGAAGGATTGCAGCCCGCGCATTGCGGTCCACATGTTCTGCGGCGCACTTCTGGGCCCGGCCGGCAGAACCGGCCGATGACCAGGGCGCACCCGCCAGAGATTGCGCAGCCGGTGACCGGATTGGACCGGATCCAACGCTCCGTCGGCCGCCCAGGACCGGACGATCCGGGTTGCCGCGTCATGGCCGATCTTCATCGCCCGGGCGATTTCGGCATATCCGAAGGTCTCCAGGGTCATCGCGTGCGCCCAGGCCGCCGCGACGATCTCGGATCGGGGAAGCTTGCGCACCCGCATCAGGCCGCACTCCTCTTGCGGCTTTGCGCAGGCGATGCGACGCTGGCACCATAGCGCCGGTCCGGCGCCAGGCCTGAATGGAGGGGCGTGGCACCCCACTCACGCAGTCCGACCCGCTCGAAGCCTCTGGTCACCGCGAACTCGCGCAGGTAGGCGAGGTTTGTCGACACGATGCGGATCGATCCGCGCGATGCCTGCAAGATGCGTGCGCGCAGATCGTCGTCGATGGCTATCCCCGGCGCGTATATCCGGGACAGATGGACCACGTCATCGGCGGTCGCTGGCTCGGCGCCTACCCAGCTGAGCATGCGGCCATGCACCCGCTCCCACCGCGTAAGCTTTTGCGGCAGCAGTTCCTCACCCATCAGGATCAGCGGAACACCGGTCACGTCATGAAGGCGACGGACCGTTTCGATCAGCGTGTCCTTCAGGATGCTGTCGGCCTCGTCGATGATCAGCGGCCGCCCGGATCGCGCAAGCGCTTCCGCGGCCTGCTCGAACATCATCGGTACGGTGCGGGCCGGCACGATATCAAGTTCGCGCACAATGACGCTCAGCAGGGTCTTTACCCCACCGAAGGGCAGGGCCTCGATATGCACCGCGTTCATCGAGTTGGTGGCGCAGATCCCCGCCGTGGTCTTCCCAAGTCCGGCGTGGCCATAAAAGGTGCCCATTCCCGGCAGCCCCTGTGCGCGGTTCATGCACCGGTCAACCAGCGCCAGCAGCCGCGAGGCATTTGCGAGAGGTGCCACCGAGTGGGACAGGTTTCCCCCGTCACTGTAGGTTTCCGACATGTTGTTTCCTGCCCCTTTCATCCTGGTCGCGCCGCCTGCTGGCGCTCCGTTCATCCGAAGATCGCGTCGCCGAGACTGTCCCAGAGCATCCTCTCTGCGCGGTACTCCGGGGTTTCGCGGTAATGGTGCAGCCAGCGCTGCTGATCACCTGTCACGGATCGTCCCGCCTCCTGCGCGGCCTCGATATCGCGCGCCCGGCGGAACCGTTCGCGCGCGGTCTCGACATGATCGACGGCCGGCGCCTGACGATCCGACAGGGCGGCGACCAGTTTTTCCCGCATCCGCGAGATGTCGGCGAGGCTCGCCCCCGGCTGGTCCACGGGTGGCCTGGATGCCGGCGCCCGCCCGAATACCGGGCGCACGACGCGCGCCTCGGCAGGCACACTGTCGGGCGTGGTAACGGCATTCAGTGCCGCCCCCAACTCGGCGGCGGACATCCGACGATGCGCCTCGGCGGCGCGCTTCTCGGCGGCCAGCCATGCGGCGCGGGCGCGGGAATGGGCGCGGGCCTCCTCCATGTCGAAGAACCCGACTTTCTCAAGGCACGGCGCGTGGCCGAGGTAGGCATTGTCCTGACCGTAAATATGCAGGCCGGCGAAGAAATCGGCCGGATCGAAGCGCGCGATCACCCGCTTGCCGGCGATGACATGCATCCAGGACGACCAGAAGCGGTTGCCCTGGAAGGTCAGCGCCCCGGTCTTGCCATCGCCCCGCAGCCCTTCGGCCCCCATGAGCCAGAGGCGGCGCTGGGCCTCGGTCGCCTTGACGATCGGCAGTGATGCGTAGCTCTCGTCGAACACCTCGACGAAACTGCGGCCGAAGGCGACCGGTGACGTGCGTCCATCGCGGGTATTATGCGCCTCGATCCCCTCGGCCAGAACCGCCAGAAATTCATCGAGCGGAATGGCCCTGCTGCCATAATCCTCGGGCTTCGCCTCGGGCCGGTTGCCGGTGTAGGCGCCGTCAAACCTCGGATCCTTGGCGATGTCATCGCACATGTCGCGGAACGCCCGCTCGATCGGCTTGGACTGGCCGGAATAGGGCGTCGCCCAGTGGATCTGGCAGCCCAGCGACACGAAGAGACCAGGGATATCATCCTCGCGCACCTTGAAGCGGTACCGCGTCGGCGCGCCGCCGGTCAGGGCCTTTGCCGCGAACTCGCGACCGTTGTCCAGAAGGATGTGGCGCGGAATGCCCCAGGTCTCGATCATGTCCCCGGCCGCCAGCCGGACGGCTTCGGCGTTCGGCGTCTGATCGATCCGCCACGACAGGATGCGCCCTGAATAGATGTCCTGAAAGGCCACCATCTGCGGCCGCGCCACGATGCCGTAATTCGATCCCGGCTCGCCCGGCCAGCGCACGAAGACATCGAACTTGTGGAAGTCGGCGTTGACCGCCTCCATTGCCGCCAGGGCAGACTTGTCGCGCTCTTGTGGTGGATAGAGGCGCTTCAGGGCGTCAACGCCCTTGCGTGCCAGGATCTGGCTGGCCTCAGACACCTCGGCGTGGAGCCGCCGGCGCGTGGTGCGCTCGTCGGGAACCGCCCAGCCATGGGCCAGGGCAAGGCGCCGAGCACGACGATAGGATGAGGTGAATGTCGGCCCGGCCGGGCGCAGGTAATCCGCCTTGATCACGTCGAGGAACGCCGGATCGATCTCTGCCGTGACGCCGGAGCGCGCCCTCAGACGGTGGCGTGGAGCAAGATAGGCCAGCCGGTCCTCCGTCGCCACCGTCTCGATGCGTGCGCGCCAGTCCCAGATGGCCCGGGTGCCGGACCCCTCGATTGCCGCGGCCTCGCGCACCGCGACATGGCGCGGCCGGTCCGCTTCCATGATCTCGATCGCCTGGATGATCCTCAGGCGGCGGCGGGCTTCTGATTTCGCCGCTTCGGGCAGCGTTTCGAAGGCCGCCCATGCCGCCTCGCGCGGCATGACCTCCCTGGTATTCTCCGGCACACGCGCACTCTCGGCCGTCAAGGCATGCCGGGTCGCCGCGGGGAAGAGCATCCAGTTGTATTCCCAGCCGCCGCCGCGCCCCCCGCGCCGCCGCGCCATGGCCGGGTCGCCGCGCCAGTTCTGGCGGCTGGCGATCGCCTCGACGCCCTGTCGTGTCGCAGGCATCGCAGCAAGCCCGGCTTCGGCGATCTCGGCCACGGACCACCATTCCCGCGGTGGTGCTGGACGGTCGGCCATCACATGACCCTCGCGATCAATGTCACGCAATCCACCGGCACGGCGGCCACCTTGACCTTTGGCTCACAGGTCTTCTTCGTCCGGTCCTCCTCGTCCAGATAGCGGATGCGCAGTTCGCGCTTTACGGGGTAGATCGCCGTGACCTCGCCGCACCGCGTTAACGGGCCGGTAAAGAGGTGATTGAACTCGACCTCGTCACCGATCTCGACGGCATGGACCTCGTCTCCCGCGTAGAAGATTTCCCGCCTCACGCCCGGCCTCCGGTGATATTGGAGATGACCCGCAGCCCCGCCTCGTCGTCGTCGTCACGGCCAAGCCGGTTATTGATCAGGCGCTGGTCACGGTATTCGGCCAGCAGGGCAGACAGGGCCGGCTCATTGGCCTGCACGAAGCGCCGACGGACCGACTTGCGGCAGCCAGCCCATGCCTTGACGAGCGCGATCCAGGCGACTTCATCGGGATCGCGCGGCAGGGTCTTGCGGCTGCCCGGCTGGGCGGCCAGCCAGCGCCGCCGCGCCTCGGCGGCATTCCTGGCTGTTCCCGCCGCCAGCGCGCCGAGCACCGCCCCCTGTTCGTCGTCCGACGTGCTCTTGGCGATCTGCTGCAGATCGGCCAGCGTCACTGGCTTGGGGGCAGCCCGCAGCGCCACCACGTCATCGGGCGACAGGCGCGATCCGGACCGGATCATGCGCTGGACGTGCCGCTCGCTCAGCCCGAATTTTTCGGCCGTCAAAGTGGTGAACGACATCATGTCGGTCACCACTTTTCCCTTATATTGATTACCCTTAAAGAAATTCGAAGCTGCTTCAGGGTGCAGCTTTTCATAGACTGCCTTGCGCGCCGCGAGGAACACCGCCTGATCGAGCGCGCAGAGGTCCGCACGCGCAAGATTGTCGTCGATCTCGATCAGCCGCGCCCAGTCGTCGGCGCAATCCCAGATCTTCGCCGGCACCTTGCGGCCCAACCGCCGGCACGCCTCGACGCGATGCCCGCCCGCCATCAGGACCAGGCGGTTGTCCTGATGACGGACCCGGCGCACCGCAACCTCGTCCTTGACGATACCGATCTCGGCGATCGACGCCATGATCGCCGCCACGCCGGCCTCACTGACCGGCCGCAGTCGCCCGGTCACGTCGATGTCCTCGGCGGCCAGTTCGGTTACCTCGATCAGGCGCGGTTCTCTCATTGGTGCCTCGGCTCCCTCGTCATCCGGTAAAACCAGCGCCGGCGGCCCTTGGCATCGATCCTGAGGCTGCAGTCGACCTCGGCGCCATGCGCGCGCAGCTCCGAGACACAGGTGCCGGGCGCCAGAACACCGGTGCGCCGGACCACATCCAGCGTCGAGTGTTCCCGCCCGTCCGACAGCAGCCGCAGAAGCTTCTGCAGGCGCGGCGAATGCAGGGGCCCGGCATGCATCGCGCTCACCAGCCCGTCGCTGGCTGATAGCCGCGGTGCCGGCAGTCCGGGCACATCCGGTTGTGGATGCCCTCCGATGTGAATTCCCGCTCGCAGGTCATGCAGCACCGCTGCCGCACCGCGCGGGCCGCCCGCGCCGCCCGCGCCATCTCGCCCAGCCGCACATCGGCCGATGCCATCGAGGAATGTCCGCCGGAAACGGAACCATCCGGACCCTCGACCCGCCAGTAATAGCCGTCATGGATGATCCGGAAGCCGTCCTCGTCGCGGCCCTTCGCGATCTTGCTGCGCCGCGCCTGGCGCGGCGTCTCGATCGCTTGGGCGGACGCGGCAACAGGGTGGCTCTTCCAGCTTTTCACCCGGCTGATCTGTGCCATCACACTGCCCCGTTTGTTATGGTTGGCACCGCGGCCTGACCCGGCCGCGGCAAGGGCTCAGACGAGCCAGAAGAACAGCAGGCCCCAGCTGACCAGCCCGACGATCGCACCAGGCAGGATCCACCAGCCCGGCGTCATCATCCGCTGCGCATGTGGCGCATCCGGCGGCAGCAGCTCTGGGAACTCCGGGCGTTCGCTCATTGCAGCACCCACCCGGCCACCAGTGCGACCCAGAGCGTCGCGAACAGGCTCGCCACGCCGATCAGGTCGCCGATCCAGTGATCGTCGAGTGCCCTGGCTACGCGGATGAGGCGGTGCAACAGGCCCCACCCCCTTCGGTCAGTGTTGCCGGTCCTCACTGACGAGATCGCCATCACGCGGCATCCTTCTCGTCAGCGCGCCCCGGCTTTTTTCCAGTGGACCCGACCGGATATTTGTTGGTATCGAAGATGGTAGGTTTCCCCTTGGGGTAACGGGAAGGGAAGATTTCCTCGGGCCTCACGCCGAGGAAGTCGGCGATCAGCGCCTGCGCCTTGTAGTTGGTCCGGCTCTTGACCTGCCGGAACACGTCCGGGTTCAGGCCGTTCACCTTGGCAAGGCCCGTCAGGGTCATGCCCCGGCGATGGAGGGCGGCGATCACCGCCGGCCAGTCCATCACGGGTTCCTGTTTACTCATCGGGTTCCTCCGATTGGGGCGGGTGTTTGCGGCACCCGCCTTCATTTGGCTCGGTTGGTTCAACAGAAGCCGGTTCGATCCGGCTCCACATAGAGAGGTTTACCGCCAGACATGGAGGTGGTCAATGCATTTATGGAGACAACGCTTGTCTTCCGCTCCAGAGATTGAGGAAACTCAGCTGCGTTCGCGCGTCTCCGCGGTAATCGCTGCCGCCGGCGGCGTCCGTTTCTTAGCAGCCAGTTCAGGAATTCCGGCAGGAACGCTTGAGAAATACGCCGCCAAAACAGCAACCCCATCGTTCGCAAACGCAGCCAAGATCGCCGCCGCCGCCGGCGTCAACCTCGACCGGATCGCCTTCGGCCGCTCTTCAATCGTCGCCGAGATGAACCAGGCGACCATGCGGCTTGTCGCCGCCGATCTGCGCCGCATCGGCGAGCCATCGGCCGACCTGGTGCGCTTGCCGCTCTTCGACATCGAGGCCTCGGCCGGCTTCGGCGTCCCGACCGGGCCCGAGGTGCGGCTCGGCTCGGTCGCCTTCGATCCGGCCTTCCTGCGCGGCCAGGGTGCGCGGCCCGATCAGTGTTCCGTCATCACCGCCTCGGGCGACAGCATGCATCCCGTCATTCCCGACGGCGCACTCCTGATCGTCGATCACAGCCAGCGCGACATCCGCAACGGCCATATCATGGTCGTCGGCGTCGGCGACGATCTTCTGGTCAAGCGCATCCGCCGCCGCCTCGATGGCCTGATCGACCTGATCTCCGACAACCCGGCCTATGCCGCCGAAACCCTCGGCGAAGCCGCGCTCGACCAGCTGCGCGTGGTCGGCCGGGTGGTCTATTTCTGCAGGGTTCCATAG